GGTACGCGTGAGGCACGTTTGTTTTTTAGTGATAGGAATGTATATATGGGGGTGTATGAGAAAGGGACTAAGTAAAATGGCAACCATGTCAGATTTGGCAGCACATCTTCAAATGACTACGAAGAGCGTTCAAGAGCTTATAAATAAAGGTATAATTGAGAAGAAGGAGCGTGGCAAGTACGAGATCGACGCGGTTCGCAAGCAATACATCCTGCATGTCAGAGAAGTCGCTGCTGGCCGAGCAAAGGTTGGCGATCTCGATCTGCAAGAGGAGCGAGCGCGGTTGGCCAAAGAGCAAGCTGACTCTAAAGAAATGGAAAACGCTGTTGAGCGTGGTGATCTTGTGTATATCGAAAATGTAGCTAAACAGTTTGAATTGCAGTTGACCAAGGTTAGAACAAAGTTGTTGGCTGTACCAACAAAGGTTGCACCTGAAGCTCACATTGCTGCAACGGTAAAAGAGGTCCAGAGCTTGATTGAGGCCGAAATAGTAGAGGCACTGAATGAATTGGTCGGATACGATAAAGAAGCAGCAAGCGAAGAAACTTGATTCTTGCTTATCTGCGGCTATCGCTAACGCATTAAGGCCTCCTCCAAAGTTGGAAGTCAGTCAATGGGCTGACAATTACCGACAGCTATCAAGCGAAAGCTCTGCGGAAGCTGGAAGATGGACGACATCAAGAGCTGAGTATCAACGTGGAATGATGGATTCCGTTTCAGACACGAATATTGAGACAGTTGTGCTTATGACTGCCGCTCAGATCGGCAAGACCGAGCTGATTAACAATGTTGTCGGTTATCACATCCATCAAGACCCAGCTCCGATGCTTGTTGTGCAGCCAACTCTTGAGATGGCGCAAACTTGGTCAAAAGACCGTTTATCACCAGCCATCAGGGATACCCCTGTTTTATCTGATAAGATTAGGAATCCAAGGTCGCGCGACAGTGGTAATACAACTTTGCATAAAGTTTTCCCAGGCGGTCATGTTACTGCGTGTGGTGCAAACTCGCCCTCCTCTCTTGCATCTCGGCCATGTCGAATTATTTTGTGCGATGAGGTTGATCGCTATCCTTTATCTGCTGGCACTGAGGGTGATCCTGTTTCGCTGGCTAAGAAACGATCCGCAACATTTTGGAACCGCAAGATTATTATGGTCAGCACGCCAACCGACAAGGGTGCCAGCCGAATTGAGGCGGCGTATGAGGAAAGCGATAAGCGCAGATATTTTGTTCCGTGTCAGGACTGCGGTGAGCATCAAGTCTTAAAGTGGGCCAATGTGAAGTGGGAAGAGGGTAAGCCTGCATCTGCTGAATATATATGCGAGCATTGCGGTAGCTGTTGGAGCGATGTGAAGCGTTTTGCGGCGATCAGGTATGGCGAATGGCGATCTACGGCTAAAGGTGATGGTAAGACTGCTGGCTTTCACCTTTCGGGCCTTTATTCACCTTGGACGCCGATAGAGGATACGGTCAGAGACTTTCTGGCGTCGAAGCGAGACCCAATGCGGCTCAAGACGTGGGTTAACACTTTTCTAGGTGAGACCTGGGAAGAGCAAGGCGACCGGGTTGATGATATTGACTTGATGGAGCGCCGAGAAGATTGGGGTGATGAGCTTCCGGCAGATGTTCTTATTATGACTGCTGGCATTGACGTTCAGGATGATCGCTTGGAGGTTGAGGTCGTTGGTTGGGGCCGAGGTGAGGAAAGCTGGTCGATTTCTTACGATACGCTTTATGGAGACCCTTCTACATCTGAGCTTTGGATTAGGTTGGATAGCTTGCTGCAAAAGACGTTTACGCATCCCTTGCATGGTGAAATGGTGATCCGTTCCTCCTGCATTGACTCTGGCGGTCATTATACACAGCAGGTTTACAATTATGCGCGGCAAAGGTCTGGCAGGAGGGTATTTGCAATAAAAGGCATCGGCGGTGAGGGGAAGCCTATCATTGGCCGGCCAACCAAGAATAACATAGGAAAGATAAACCTTTTCCCAGTGGGTACTGACACTGCCAAGGAATTAGTGTATGCTCGCCTGAAGATGACGGATGAGGGTGATGGTTACTGCCACTTTCCAGAAGATCGAAATGCGGAATATTTTCGTATGTTGACTGCTGAGAAGAAGATCACCAAATACTTTAAGGGGCGCCCAAAACGCGAGTGGGTTAAGATTAGGCAAAGGAACGAAGCATTGGATTGCAGAGTTTACGCTACCGCCGCATTGGCCGTATTAAACCTGAATATTGAAGCAGTTTACAAGCAGGCACAAAATAGGGTATTATCCGAACAAACTAAACGTCCGTCTAGGGGTCCAGTAGTACCTAGACGCAGTTCCTTTGTGCATGGGTACAGATAATGGCTAATCTTTTTGACTCGGATAATGCACCAGAGGGCGAACCTCTCGAAGTTGTTGTAGGTGACTTTCTCCAATGGAAGCGAAGTGATCTTGTCGCTGACTACCCTTCTGCGACACATACTGCTGAATATGTGGCCAGGGTTACTGGTGGCGGAAATAGCGAGATCAAGTTGGTCGGGGTCGGCAGTGCAGATTACTATCTGTTCACTGTTGATAGTGCTACATCTGTTGATTTCGATCCCGGCTTTTATCACTGGCAGCTTGAGATCACTGAGACATCCAGCGGCAATCGCGTTGTTGTGCAGCGAGGTGAGTTCAACGCTATTGTTGACCTTGACGTAAACGGCACTGATCCTCGGACGCACTCGGAGATTATGCTGGACAAGATTGAAACTATACTTGAAGGCAAAGCTGACAGCGATGTTTCTAATTATAGCATTGCTGGTCGCTCTCTAACAAAGATGACTTTTGATGAGCTTATGGTCGCCCGCGACAGGTATCGTCAGGAGGTCTTGGCTTATCGTCGCAAGCTGAGAATAGAGGCAGGGAAAGCCAGCGGAACAACTGTAAAGGTTAGATTTAGCTAATGGGCATTTTGGACATTTTCAATCGGTCTAAAAAGCCGAAAAGTCGCAGAAACTATGCAGCCGCTAGCAAAGGGCGGCTTTTCGCTGATTTTAACGCAAGTAATCGAAGTGCTGATAGTGAAATCTACCCAGTATTGCGCGACTTGCGCAACAGGTCGCGTGACTTGGAGAGAAACAACGAATATATGCGCCGTTACTTGCAGTTGCTGCGCACGAATGTGGTCGGTGAGGGTGGCATTCGGCTACAGATGAAGGCTCGCAACCCAGATGGCGGCATGGACATTGGTGGCAACAATATTGTTGAGTCTGCCTGGAACGAGTTCTGCCGATACGGTGGCCCGACAGTTGACGGTCAGATGTCTATGATTGACCAGCTAAATCATGTGATAACTGGCGTTGCTAGGGACGGCGAAGTATTCTTGATGAAGGTTCGCGCGAACTATTTGCGTCAGGGGTATGCTTTGCAGCTCATAGAGCCTGACATGATTGATGAAAGCCACAATGAGCGTGTTAAAGGTGGCAATCCTATCCGCATGGGTATCGAGATTAACGAATCTACCCGCCGACCAGTTGCTTATCACGTTTTAACGGCTCACCCTGGTGATTACGACTACACTACATTGGCAAACGGCAAGAAGCGCAACCGTGTCCCTGCGGATCGTATGATGCACATCTATCGTCCAGATCGTGCGGATCAGACGCGCGGTGTTCCTTGGTCAGTTTCCGCTATAGCCTCTTTAAAGATGTTGCATGGTTACCGCGAGGCTGAATTGGTTGCGGCCAGAGTTGGCGCTGCTAAGATGGGTTTCTTTACGTCTCCAGCCGGCGATGGTTTTACCGCTGACGACTACGAAGACAACGTAACTCCAATATATGATGCTGAAGCTGGAACCTTTCATCAGCTTCCGGCCGGAGTTGACTTCACTGCCTTTGATCCAAGTCACCCTAATTCAGCCTTTGCCGACTTTGAGAAGGCCGTTTTGCGTGGAATTTCAGGTGGCTTAGGTGTTAGCTATACCTCACTGGCCAATGATCTAGAGGGTACTTCATATTCCTCCATACGTCAGGGCGCCCTTGAAGAGCGTGATTTCTATCGGACTTTGCATCGGTTTATGATCGACCACTTTATTGATCCGTTATTTCGTGAGTGGCTTGAGCATGTAATGGGCTTTGGCGTTATTCCGATCTCTGGTACAAACAAGATTGCAAAGTTCAGCGCAGGTATTTCCTGGCGAGCGCGTGGGTTCCAGTGGGTTGATCCGCTGAAGGAAATTAATGCTGCTGTTATCGGTTTGCAGAATGGCATCTTGAGCCATACTGACATTGCAGCCAACTATGGTCGAGATGCAGAGGAAACATTCTCGCAGATCAGCCGTGACAAAGAAATGGCCGCTGCCTACAACTTATCAATGGCTTACGAGCCATTTGGCGATAAACAGCCTGTCCCAGCGGAGGTTGAGGCAAATGACGAACAAACCTAATAGTGGCATGGTATCAGAGGCCAAGAAAGGTTTGGCTTGGCGTAGCGAGTATGGTCGCGGCGGGACTGAGGTTGGCATTGCACGGGCGCGGGACATTTCAAACGGTAAGAACCTGTCCGATGATACGGTCAAGCGCATGTATTCTTTTTTCAGCCGACATGAGGTTGATAAGAAGGCTGATGGATTTCGCCCAGGTGAAGATGGTTATCCGTCAAACGGTAGAATTGCTTGGGCTTTATGGGGTGGCGACAGCGGCTTTTCTTGGTCGCGCAAGTTAGCTGCTAAAATGGAAAAGGAACGCTCTATGGAAGATTTGGCAAAATCTGATATACTGCCCGAAACTACAGAGGGCGAAGAAATGGAAACTGAAGTTAGGGCAGAGCCAGATGGCTTGAGTGTTGGCGATTACGTCCAGTGGGATAGCTCTGGCGGTTCAGCTTATGGGCGCATAGATCGCATAGAGCGTGACGGCTCAATAAACGTGCCAGACAGTGATTTCACTGTGAATGGTGATGCGGATGATCCAGCGGCTTTGATTGAAGTGTACCGCGAAGGCGAGGATGGCTATGAAGCCTCTGGCCGGATGGCGGGGCATCGGTTCTCCACGCTAACTAAAGTGGCTGAACGTGGTTACAAAGACAAAGAGCGTCACATTGTAAACATTGAGGAAACCGAAAGCACAATCGTCATTACATACGCAAAAGATGACGAAGAGACGACTGAAGAGCGTTTTGAGCGTAACGAGATGAAGACGCGCGGCATGATGTTCGACAATAAGGTTGTAAATGAAGAAATGCGGACGGTTCAGATAGCTGTATCCAGCGAAGAACCTGTTGAGCGTAGCTTTGGAACAGAAATATTAGATCACAATGATCGCAGCATTGACCTTAGCTTTGCTCGATCAGGTACGATGCCTTTGTTGCTGGATCACGATCCACGTCAGCAGATTGGCGTTGTGGAAAACGTAGACCTTGATGGCTCGGCGCGTAGATTGCGCGCGACAGTTCGTTTCGGAAGGAATGGGCTTGCCAAAGAGGTCTTCGATGATGTTGTTGATGGTATCAGAAGCAACATTTCAGTTGGCTATCATGTCAACTCAATGGTCGAGGACGGCGAGGCAAGCTACCGCGTCAATAATTGGCTACCAATGGAAGTTTCGGTTGTATCCATCCCCGCTGACAGGACAGTCGGTGTCGGACGTTCCGCAGCAGAAGCGCCACCCGCAAAACCCAAAACTGAAACTCGTAATGAGGTAAAGACTATGACAGAAGAAGTCAAAGTTGACGTAGAGGCGGTTCGCGCAGACGCAGCTCGCGCCGCAGCTAAAGATACAGCAGAAATGTACCGTTTAGCAGCAAAACACAGCAAACGTGACATGGCAGATAAAGCGGTTGCAGAAGGCCGCACACTTGCAGAGTTCCGTGGTGAACTTTTGGAAGCAATCGGAAATCAGCCACTTGATACGCAAGAGATTGGCCTTACAAAAAGCGAAGTTCGTGACTTCTCTTTGATGAAGGCAGTTCGTGCGATGGCAAACCCAACTGACCGCAACGCCCAGCGCGATGCAGAGTTTGAGTTTGAAGCATCACGCGAAGCGGCACAGCGTGCAGGCATTGACCCACAAGGTCTATATTTGCCACACGACGTTTTGCGCTCTTGGAACCAACGTGATCTGAACACATCGAATGACAGCGCATTGGTTGCAGAAGCATACCGTGGCGGTGATTTCATTGATGTACTTCGCAACGCATCATCCGTGATGCAAGCTGGCGCAACAATGTTGACAGGTCTTTCCGGTGACGTAAAAATCCCGAAAAAGACTGCTGCTTCATCTGGTGCATGGATTGCAACTGAAGGTGGCGCGTCCACTGAAAGTGAACCAACATTTGGTCAGGTAACAATGTCACCCAAGACTGTTGGCGCATTTACAGACATCACTCGTTTGATGATGATGCAGTCCAGCCTAGACATCGAGAACCTTGTGCGTAATGACCTTTCAACAGGCATCGCATTGGCAATCGACAATGGTGCGCTTCAAGGTTCAGGTTCTTCTGGCCAGCCAACAGGTATCAAGAACACATCAGGCATTAACGCTCCGACTTCTTTCGCCGCAGTTAACCCAACTTGGGCAGAAGTTGTTGCGATGGAAACTGCGGTTGCAGAAGATAATGCTTTGATGGGCAACTTGGCCTATATCCTGCCAGCGTCTATGCTGGGTGCGTTGAAAACAACTGCAAAAGACACTGGCTCCGGCTTGTTTGTTGCAGATGGCAACCAGCTCAACGGTTATAATGCAATCGTATCAAATCAGGTTACTGCTGGTGATCTGTACTTTGGTAACTTTGCTGACTTGTTGATTGGTATGTATGGCGGCTTGGACATCACAGTTGATCCATACACAGCATCAACATCCGGCACCGTTCGTATTGTTGCATTGCAAACTTGTGACGTAGCAGTACGTCACGCAGTGAGCTTCGCACTTAATAACGACGGCGCATAATGCTTACCTGGGGCGGCTCAAAGGCCGCCCCCTCTAACGGGGGGTCAAAAATGAAATACATTATTCTTAAATCTTGCGTTGCATCAGGCGCATCAAGAAATGCTGGTGAAATTATAGAATTATCTGCGGATGAGGCAGCTTCATTGACTTCATACGGTCGTATTGCACCCGCACCAGAACCTAAACCGACTGCGGCACCAAAAGATCGTGCGGCAGCTCCCAAATCAACGCGGTCTAAGAAATGAAGATAACTTTGCTAAAGTTGGCCCGTTGGGGCGACATCACGGCGGGTCAGGGGACTGTGCATGAGGTGCATGACGCTATCGCCACAAAACTTATTGCGCGTGGGTATGCGGAGGAATATTCAGAGGAAGATCAAGTTGAACTTGAACCCCAAGAAGAAGATGAAAGTGAATAATGGCTATTCCATTTGCCGATGATCTGAATGCTATACTTGACGTAGATGAATTTGCGTCTAGCGTCTCTTATCGGCGCAAACTTGGCCTGGGCGATAGCTCGATCATAGGTATATTTGACAACGAAACTGTCCCAGTTGATGCTGGCGGCATTGCATCGGTGCATCAAGAGCAACCGCGCTTTACTTGTAGGACGACAGATGTTCCATACATTGCTGAAGATGATGTTATTATTGTCAGTAGCATTGAATATAGAGTTGTCGCTTGGTTGCATGATGGAACGGGCGTAACAACATTGCAGTTGGAAAAACAATAGATGGCGCATGTTCGTAAGCAAATCAGGGACCGCGTTGCCGAGAAAATAAAGTCGGATGTCAGCTTAGTTAAGCGTAATGTGTTTACTACGCGAGTGCATCCGTTGAATGATACTAATTTGCCTGCCATAAGCGTTTATACTGGTTCTGAGACCAGTGAGCGCATGAATGCAGGCGTCACTGACATTATTCGCGAACTTACGCTAGACGTAGACATCTACGTCCGCGAAACAAGTAAGTTCGATGATGATGTGGACGCGATAGCCGTTCAAGTTGAGGAATCATTAGCCGGAGATTTTACGATTAATGGTCTTGCTAAGTTTAGCGTTTTACAATCAACTGAAATTCAATTTGATGGTGAGGCTGACCAAATACTTGGTATAGCCAAGCTGACATACTCAATCAGATATGTTACTGCTATCGGTGACGTAGAAACAGCCAAGTAGGAGTTCCAACAATGGCAACACATACAGGAAGTGAAGGAACCGTTAAAGTCGGCGCGGCTGGTTCTGACACCGTAATCGCAGAAATCCGCACCTTCAGCATTGAAGAATCTGCGGACACACTAGAAACGACAGCTATGGGCGACACATCTCGCACATATTCCCCTTCACTCAAAAACTTCACGGGTTCCGTTGATGTTTTCTGGGATGAAACAGATACAGGCGGCCAAGGCGCTTTGACTGTTGGGGCTGAAGTTACTCTTAACTTCTATCCAGAAGGTGCGACCTCTGGCGACACATACTATGGCGGTTCTGCCATTGTTACTGGTCGTACAATCAATTCATCGTTTGATGGGTTGGTAGAGGCTTCACTCACCATCCAGGGTTCTGGCGCACTAACTGAAACGACGGTGTCATAATATGACCTTAGCAAAACGTATCGCGGCGAAGCGAGCGGATCAGCAGCGTGGTTTCTCTGACGTTGAAGAGTGGGGCGAGGCGGATAATCCGCTTCGCCTTTACTTCACACAAGTCTCGGCAAGAGATATTGAGAAGGTTCAGCGCAAATATCCCAACTTTCTGGCTGAACCCAGCATGAGTGCAATGGTCGAGATGATTATTGTCAAGTCTGAGGATGAGGCTGGCGAGAAAGCATTCACATTGGAAGACAAGGCTATTCTTCTTGGCGAGCCTGTAAATGTGATTGCAAAAGTGTTTGGTTCTATCTTTGATACTGATAGCCCAGAGGATCACTTAAAAAACTAAAGGGCGACCCATTTAGGTGCAATCTTCTCGGATTAGCTCTCAGACTTGGCAAGACGATCTCAGAGATTGAGGAAATTAGTCTTTCGGAGTATAATGAATGGGTCGCATATTTTGCACTGATTGAGGAGCGCGATAAAAATGAGTGAAAAGATCAACATTATTATCGCTGCCCAGACCAATAGCGCGATCAAGGGTTTGGATCAGGTGTCCAAGTCCACTCAGCGAGTTGGTCAATCAGTGCAGAATGCTCAATCTAAAATGGGCAGCTTTAATAAGAGTGTAACTGTTGGAAATACCAATATGCGCAAATTTGCCATGGGCGGTATGCAGCAGGCTGGTTATCAGGTGGGTGACTTTGCGGTTCAGGTTGCCAACGGCACATCCAAGATGCAAGCGTTTGGGCAGCAGGCTCCGCAGCTCTTGCAAATCTTTGGTCCTATTGGTGCGGTTGTCGGTGCGGCGGTTGCTATCTTTGCAGCGATTGGCGTGGCTATTCAAAAATCCAGCGTCTCGGCCAGGGACGCCACTGAGGCTTTTGATGGATTATTATCTACGATGGAGGGACTTGAATCAAAACAGTCCTCCCTTGTTGCTATCGCTGGTATGATAAAGAAAGAGTTTGGTGAATCTGCTGAACAGGTTCAGGACCTTGTTGATTCTCTTATAAACCTTGAGAGGATTCAGGTCCTTAAAAAGTTAGCGACTGGCTTTGAGCCTATAAACGAAGAGCTTGACACTGCTTTCGGTTACATCCGACAGATTGAAAGTCGTCAAGCTCGCATAAAGATCACAAGCCCTAACAATACGGCAGAACTTTTAAGACTTAACACGCAGCTAGAGATTGCTCAAGAAAACCTTAGAGTTATGGGTGGGTCAGCGGAAGGCGTAACTAAAATATTCAATATGATTCAGTCTGTTATGAGGGAAACAGACCCTAAAAAGCTAGTTGAGGGTTTAGCTCAAATAAAAGCTGAAGCTGAAGAAATGGATGGATTGTTAGGGGTAAGGATTTCAAGGGCAATCACTGAAGCCGCTGAAGCAGCGGGCGTTATGGGTTCAATGATGTCAGAAGTCACTTCCAGTGAAAAAGACAGACTTGCTGTTGCACAAGAGCTGACTAGATTTATGCGTGAAGAAGACGCGATTATGGGGCAAACGGTTGTAAAAGCTAGTGGAATTCACTCTGCTCTCAAGGCGATACTTGATGACAGAGAGCGCCGGAAGAAAATGCTTGAGGATGAAGATACCCTGATGGGGCAGCTTGTTGTAAAGGCAACTGTGTATCAGAAAAGTATGTTCCAAGGTGGTCGTGGAAGCGATCCTCGCATATTTACCATGATGGATGAGCTTCGCAAGCAACTCGCGGACGCAGAAGAGGCAGCGGCAAAACTGAACAATACTGGCACGAAGGCAATATCTAATATTGCATCAAAGGTTAAGACTGAGCTTTCACCAGCTATGACCAAGCTAGACCAAATAGCAGAATCAGTGGGCAAGTCATTTGAAGATGCCATGATGAGTGCCGTTGATGGCACTTCTTCAGTCAAGAGCGCCTTCAGGTCAATGGCGAGTGAGATCATCAAAGAGCTTTATCGAGTGTTTGTTGTAAAGCAGATCACGGGATTTATTTCAGGCTTCATTAGCGACCCTGCTATGTTTGGTGGTATGGGTGGCACGGGCAGCATCGGAAGTGTCCGCCCGCAGGCCCGCACCTTCGCTGGAGGCGGCTACACAGGCAACGGCGCAAGAGCTGGTGGCCTTGATGGCAGGGGCGGCTTCATGGCCATGATGCACCCAAGGGAAACCGTAGTTGACCACACCAAGGGCCAAGGCGGCGGCATCACCGTCATCCAGAACAACACATTCCAGAGTGGCGTTACTCGCTCTGAGGTTAGTGCGCTTTTACCACGGATGGTTGAGGCATCGAAGGCTGCGGTGCTTGATGCCAAGCGCCAAGGCGGATCATACGGAAAAGGCTTCGCATAATGGCTATCTCATATCCACTCTCGTTGCCGACGCATACAGGCGTTGCTGAGATTGAACTACGGGCGAAAAATGCGGTGGCATATTCTCAAAGCCCGTTTACATTTGCCGGACAAGCTCACGCATACTCAGGCCAAACCTGGCTCGCTGATGTAAGCCTTCCACCGATGCAGAGGGCTGACGCGGAGCAGTGGGTTGCTTGGCTTGTATCTTTACGCGGTCAATTCGGAACCTTTTTGCTTGGAGACCCGCTGAATACTTCACCTCGCGGAACGGCCAGCTCTGCAACGATCACTGGCTTAACTGGTGATAGCAGCGTTTCCGTCACGATGACAGGCACATTACTTGCTGGCGACTATATACAGCTCGGCAGCGCGGGAACGGCGACTTTGCACAAGGTTTTGCAGGATCAGTCAGGAAGCGGCACGTTAGAAGTTTGGCCTGCAATAAGGTCTGACCATTCCAGTGCTTCAGCTAACCTCTCAAGCGCACAGGGGCGCTTTAGGCTCTCGACTAACGAGCAGTCGTGGAGCATTAACAACGCCTCAATATACGGCATTAGCTTCAGCGCGATGGAGGCGATATGACCCGCAGCACTCCAGCATCCTTACTGACGGCATTGAGCCAGGCAGAGGTTCAGCCTTTTTATGCTGTTGAGATGGACTTTGACAGCGCGCCAGTTCGCTTTTGGACTGGCTACGGCGACCGCACAATCGGCGGTGAAACTTACCTCGGCACAGGCAACCTTCTCAGCATTGGCGGCCTGGAAGAGGTCAACGACCTGTCAGCCAAGCGGATCACGTTGCAGC